TGAAAGCTGAACCCGCAACTGAAGAAGCTGCGCCGGAACCTCCAGTCAAGACCATCAACAAAAACTCCAAAAAAGGAGCCTGAACATGTCGGGAATCATTTCAGCAGGGACTTTGTCCCTTCCAATGGACATCGACGCTGTAGTCAATGTCTCCAAACCGCAGTCCGTAGCCGCTACGGACTATAGCACTTTGGTCTTTGCGACCCCAGGGGCGACGTTCGATCAGGATGCTGACCGCATCCGTTTGTATGATAGTTTGGACGCCGTCTTGGATGATGTCTCCGCATCCTCGGAAGCATACAAGGCGGCGTCCGCTTTCTTCAATCAGTCGCCAAGACCGGAAAAGATGGCAATCGGCAGAATCTTCCAAACCCCCGTCGCTGGTTTCCTCCAGTGCGGACAGACCCAACAGACTATGGCGAATTGGAAGGCCATAACCACAGGATCGTTTGCTCTTGCCATTGACGGCACTAGCGCAAACGTCACCGGAATAAATCTGAGCAGCGCATCGGGACTCGCTGGCATTGCCGCCGCACTGCAAGTCAAGGTTCGCGCTGCTAATGCGGCACCTGGCTTTACTGGCGCGACAGTGGTTTATAAAACAAACGAGACCATCCGGATCACGAGCGGAACAACTGGGGATTCTTCTTCTGTTTCAGTTCTGTCTGCTGTCAGCCCGGCAGTCGGGGTTGACATATCCGGAGCCAATTTCCTGAACGGAGCTTTGATTGCTGATTCATCCGTCCAAAATGCCTATGTGGTTTCCGGCTATGTCCCTGGGACAATCGACTCGGAGCTTGCCCTGATATCTGAAGCGGCATTGACTCAGAACTTGTTCATCTATGGATGGACGTTAGACGCTGTATTCCGCGACGTTCAGGCCGCAGAGACCGCGATGGCTTGGGCAGAAGGCCAGTCTGCGGCGATGATGGGCATTGTAACAAATTCCCCGATGGCCTATGACCCGACTTCAATATCTGACGTCGGAGCTCTTGCCTTTGCGGCAGGATATCGCAGGTCGTTTGTGGTCTATCACAACAATGCCTACTTCTATCCAGAGGTTGCCATTCTGGCGGAGCTTCTTTCGGTAGACTATGCTGGCGTCAATACCACGATCACCGCCAAGTTCAAAGACCTTTACGGCATTCCGACTGTCCCGATGCTCACCACGGAATTGAACGCTTTGGAAGCCAAGCGGATCAATACCTTTACGCTTGTCGGCAACGGAGCCCGGACATTCCGCGAAGGCCAAGAAGCAAACATTTCTTGGTTTATGGACGACCTCGTCAACCTCGACAACCTGAAGAAAGATCTTCAGACTGCCATTTTCAACGTCTTCTTGGTCAACAAGAAAGTTCCATACAACGTCAACGGCGTCACACTTCTCACAAACGCCATGAACGGCATTTTGAGCCAGTATGTGACAAACGGCACCCTTTCCACGAGGCCGATAACTGCCCAAGAGGCCAATGGCGGAGTTTTGATAGCTCCTGCCTATTCGATCGCCTTTGCTGATCTTGCGACGATCAGTGTCGCAGACAGAGCCGCGAGAATAGGCCCGCCAGCGACAGTGACAGCAAATCTTGCGGGTGCAATCCATAGTGTAACAATCAACGTCAACGCATACGCTTAATAGGAAGGGTTCTGAAAATGAGACAAAGGCAATATTACAGTCAGACTACCCATTCGGTGACGGTCTACGCCGCCGATGGGAGCTACTCGCGAATCCTTCAGGACTTCGCAGAGGGCGACGCTATCGCATGGGAACCAACCCTCGCGGATAAAGTCGCCGTTCAAGATGGTTTTGACTCATCGAAGCTTTCAATTGCGGCCAGCCGTAGCGGCAAGATCACAATCAAGTTGAAGCCGACCTCTCCCGACGTTGGATTTTTGACGAATCTGTCCCAACTCAATTGGACGAATCCCCAAATCGTCAACGTCGCCATAACAACCGGAGTCAATGAAGTCCATCACTTGTATGCAGCGGCTGTCAACAAAGGCGGCGGCGCTACAGGCGGCCCGACAATGAGCGAAAGGGAATTCCATTTTGTGGGAACTAAGCTCACAGAAGACATTTCCGAAGGCTAAAAACAGCATAAAGAGGATGCGACGAAATGAACGATTTGATAAAACTCAAAATTGAAAATGTGACTTACGGAATGAGGAAGATGCCTCCTATGAGGGCATCTGCTTTCGGACTGAAAGTCATGAAGGTCGCAGGAAGCGCTCTTTCAAATCCTGCAGCTCTTTCGATCTTCAAAGACATCTCTGCCAAGGCTAAAAATGGGAAGGCCGAAGTAGAGGAGATGGATAAAGACAATGTCATGACGACCGGAATGGCTCTTCTCAAACTTCTTGATGGAATTGACACAGACAAGGTTTCTGAAATTTTGCGCGAGTCGTTTTCCTATGAAGTCTATGCGGAAGACAAACGGCTATCCGATGAAGTCAATTTTGATATCCATTTCCAGCAGCATCCGGGGCACCTATATGTTGTCGGAATTTGGGCCACGTGGAATCATGTAAAGGATTTTTTCTCCGGCCTCGGCGTTGGGATGACGGCACTTATGAAGTCCTCGGGGACAAGCCAGCCAGACCGTCAATAAAAATCCCCGACGGGGTCAGATTTGACTATCCTCTTATGAGGGCAGTCCAAGCTGGTTTCTGCACGATTCCGCAGCTCAAGGACGGGTCGTTGACTATGGACGATGTTTTCATGATGAACGACTGGTGCGATTTTAAAGACTGGTGCGACGTCAAACTGCAAGCAATAATGGAGCAGGAATCGAAATGATAGTCGACGAATTCGTAACCTTGTTGAGTTTTGACGCAGACGTCAGCGATGGGAAGACATTTGACAACCTAGTCAATAAACTCGAGTCCCACGTAACCGCCTTGAGCGTATCGGTAACCGCTGCGGTAACTGCGGTCGAATACTTCGCGGAAGCCGCAGCCAACCATCTAGCTGAAAATGTCCGCTGGGCCAATTCCATAGGGGCATCGACAGACAGTATTCAGAAGTTGGGGCATGCTGCACATCTCGTCGGAGGCAATGTAGATGACCTCCGTGGAGACATTGAAAAAATGGCTCCTATTGCCGCGAGAACAGGAGAATCGTTAGAAGACCTTTTCGGAGAGCAAGCCGACAGGGTAGAGGGAATGGATGCAGCCGCATCGCATACGGTTCTAGCCATGGCTGGCTATTCCGAGACCATGATAAAGATCATCCAGCAAGGCCGGGCCCACATGAAAGAGGCTATGGCTGGAACCGTCATAGTCCCGCCGGATCAATTGAAAGCCGCTTTGGAATTCAGCAAGGTCTGGAAACGGATGAGCGCAATGATCGACGAGGTGGCCTATGCCGCAGTCGCTTCCGCCCTTCCAGCCTTCCACGACATGATAGTCTCCCTGCAAGAATTCATCGAGGACAATAAGGAATTGATAGCATCTGGAGTAGGCGGGTTTTTCAAAGCCGTCGGATTTAGCGTTAAATTATTGTTTGAACCTCTTTCCCTCCTTTTGAAAATATTAGGCCCGTTCATCCGGTTCCTGGATAAAATAACAGGAGGGTTGATTCCGGTCACTGCCGGAGTTGTCGGTTTGTCTGCGGCTTTGACCATCATGGCTGCAGTCGCTGTTAAAAACGCAATACTAGGTCTGGCTTCTCTTGCAAATATGCTCTGGAAGGTTTTGATTGCGCTGAATACATCCTTGATCGCACTAGCAGCTTTCATTGAAAGAATCATAGCAGTCGGATTTGCTCAGGCCATCGCCAACTCAGAAATGTGGGCAGCGGTGGTTGCATACAACGCAAAGATAGCTGCGGAATTGAAGGATCTGGCAGTAGGATCAAAGATGTTGTTGCAAATGGGAGCGCAGGCCATTTCAATGGGTGTTTTAGCTGTTGCCAATGGCATCGCCACATTTTCGTTGACAGCCGCAGCAACCGCGTCTTGGGCCTTCACGGCTTCGCTTTTAGCGAATCCCATAACGTGGGTGGTAGTCGCCGTCGTCGCATTGGTGGCGGCCTTGGCGGCAGTCGTCATATATTGGAAGCAAATAGCCGCATTCTTCAAATGGGCAAAAGAAGGGAAGACAGGACTTGCCATGATAGCGCGCGGTCTGACTTCCATGTTGATGCCGCTATCTTTGATCTATTATCATTGGGAACAGATCGTCAAGATTGTCCATTTGGCAATAGCTGCTTTCGGTTGGATCGGGAAAGTCATGAAAGCGGCATTTTCTGGGGGCGAGCTGGAAACGATAATGAATGCAGTCCTTATGACCACTCGAGCCATTGGAGATGTGTGGAACGGCATTTCAGATTCAATTAAAAAATCCGTTGAGTGGGCATCGAAGATCCCTTTTCTTAAAAAGGGAGTTGAAGAATTGATGGCGTTTGAAAGCGGCGGAGGCCCAAATAATAACGTAACCGCTCCAGCTAGTTCAATAAACAACTCCCGACAGTCCGCCAGTGTCACTAACAATATCAGCATAAATGCCGGAAACGCAACATCTCCGGGAGCAATTGCCAATTATCTTAAACAGACCAATGTTCTTCAAGGACTTGGTTTTGGCTCGGCAGGGGGATGGTGAAATGGCTCAAGAAAATTTAGTCCTTTTTGCAAACGGGGTTGGTTCCTACACTGGTTTAGATGGTTCCATTCTGACGAGCGAAAACCATTCATTCTCAAACGACATAGTCAGTCAGACAATTGAAAACGGGTCTGCCCTTACCGACCACATAATCATCCAACCAGACGAACTCGAGCTTTCGATTTTCGCGTCCAATGTCGATGGAATCAATCTTCCCCTTGATGGAGAAACAGCTAAAACCATTCTAGCCACATTGAAAAGCATCCGGGACAACCGGACTCTTGTTTCAATAATGACTCAACATCAGCTTTATAAAAGCATGGCTATTGAGTCTATTTCTGCGACTCATGACGCGCCATGGAAAGGCAGACTTATAATTGTCTGTAAACTCAAGAAAGTAGATATAACAAATACAGTCAATCAAACACCAGCCTCTAAACTGGAACCATTTTCTGTTTCAGGTCTTGGGGCATTCAATGACTCGTCACAACCTGATTATTGGGGCGAGTTGACCAAAACAATAGCCAACGGCAAATGGAAACCATCTGACGTTTCCTATTCCGGGATGCAGACAGTCGATGATGGAACAATTCAAACAACAAAACAGACGACCGCCCAAGACTCATTTTGGGATTCGCTTCTGAATCTTTTCCTTTCAGGAACATCGACTTTGACATCGGGGTTGTCTGAATATCAAAACGCTCAAACTGCACTGAAGGGAGATCTTCTTTATTCCATAGTGCAAGCCGTCGGAGCGCAAACATTTTCAGTCGTACTAGGCAACGCTACACTTCAGTGTTATGCCTACTTCTGTTCTTTGTCGGGGGTTTGGCTTTGCGACATATCCGACTCTCAAGGAAGCCCGCTTCTAACGGGCGGTTTGCTCAGCCCAGGCTGCAATCCCGCCAAGGGGCTGTCTTTTATTGACAGTAATGGCGACATCATCTTTTCTGGAGTAAGAATGCTGTCTCGGATAGACGGGGCGGAGAATACACCTTACGCATTTACTCCGGATGCCAGCGGTAATTCGGCTTGTATAATTGCATTCACTACCGCAGCAGGGGAGACTGCGTTTCAAGAACTCGAAGCTTTAGCTAATTCCCCAAAGCCCCTCAACTTCGATATTTCCGAAATGGATTATATATTATCATGATGGGATTCATCCGCCAGATACAGCTAGACATAAACGTCAATGGAGAATTGACGTCGTATCTTTCTGATGGCTCCCGCGACAAACTGGCGATATCGTTTTCTGTATCGAAGACAATGTCGTCGTCCCCCAACGAGTCGACTATCGTCCTCAAGAACTTGGCCCCAGCAACGCGCTTCGCTTTGATGTCTCCCGACAATAAAGTCAAGGCGTCTATTTATGTCGGATATCAACAAGACAAAGCCATGACTCTTCTTGCGACAGGGGATGTTCTTCGTGCAATGTCTGTCCGGAACGGAGTAGAAAACTGTACGACTCTTTCGATAATGGATGGAGTTGGAGGAATTCAACTCGGAATAATCAACCAGACCTTTGCCGGAGGAACCCCTAAAAAATCAGTCATAACAGCTTTGGCGACGGCGTTCAACAATGTCGTTGATGTTAATGGAAACAAGATAAACAACATTGTTGTTAATCCAGCAAGAATAGAAGTCTCCGGAAGTTTGGATAGTAGAGGAATTGTAGCGAGCGGAAGAATTGCCGGACAATTAGATCATCTTGCCCGGCAATGGGGTTTCACTTGGTCTATACAAGACGGAATTTTTCAAGCGATTAACGATGTTCCATCTACAACATCTGCATTTGACATCTACAAAATATCCTACAAAGACAAGACTCTCTTCAAGGCTGCACCGGAGCTTGGAAATCAATACCAAAGACAAACAGGGATGAATATCGAAGCTCTTTTGAACCCCAAAGTCAAAGCTGGAGACAGAATAGACCTAGAGTCTGAATTCTATCCCCAATATAATGGAAGATATCTTGTCCAGACTATTGACTTTAGAGGGGACACGTGGGGTATTGACTGGGCAATGTGCATTCAAACACTAGGAATCGCCGGACAAGGAGTGGGGTAAAAATGCAAACCAACTTTTTAAAGGCCGGAGACCCAGTCGCAATTCAAGAATTAGTCAAGCGTCTTTTTCTTGAGATCAACACTGCCATCCCCGGCATAGTAGACTCATACAATGGCTCAAATCAGACCGCATCAATCAAGCCAGCAATCCGATCAATCAACATAACCGTAGACGGATCGGTTCAAACCATAGACCTCCCTGTTTTGATTCTTGTTCCAGTATGGTTTCCATATTCTAGAGGCTCTGGATTTTCTTTGACCTATCCCGTCCAGAAGGGAGACGATGCGCTGATTGTATTTTCCCAGAGAGGGATAGACAACTGGCTTCTTCACGGAAACGTCCAAGATCCAGTCGGAGATTTTTCTCCGAGAGCTCTTAGCATGTCGGACGGAATAGCTTTTGTAGGGCTTGTCCCAAATCCTGCGGCAATAAAAAGCTTTCAGACTGACGGAATAGAGCTCAGGAACGCAGAGAGGACATTCTTCTGTAAGGTATCAGCAACTGCTGCGGAATTGACTTCGGGATCGAATCATTGCCGGGTCACCGCTGCTACAGCGGAACTTACGTCTGGTTCTACCAGCATAGTCGTTTCAAGCGGATCAATTCAATTTAAACACTGAATTTGAATTCTTTCTCTCTCCAATTGCGATTAGGGAGACGGGCGTTATTTTAAGGCAGGAAAAGATTGACAGTCTTTTGTGGCGTTCCACGAAACAGGAGGTGCGACATGAGTTGGACTTTGAAATTGGGTTCTATAACCCACGACCTTGTCATATCCAACGGCCTGTTTTCTTCCGTCAACGGAGCCGATGAAGTCCGGCAAAGAGTCAAGATTGCTCTTTGGCATTATCGGGGTGAATACTTTTTGAACCGTCCGGCTGGAGTTCCGTGGAGCTCCATTTTGGGATCTAAAAATTCATCCAGTGATTTGTCTAATGTCATACGAAGCCAGATCCTTTCTGTTCCGGGTGTGTTGAGTATAATAGACTTTGCAATCGGCAAGATAGTAAGGGACTACACCATATCCACAGACATCCTAGTTCAGACTGGGCCGGGAGACAGGACTGGGACGCCAATGCTTCTTGATGGAGTTCAAATAGGGACGGGTTCTTGACATGTCTAACTTCGGAGTGACTTCGACGGGTTTTTCGATGATGTCGTTGAATGACATCCAAGCCGCTTTGCAAAACCTTCTATCTCAGATAAAAGATCCCGATACAGGGGAGACCCTTCAAGAAGATTTTGACGAGAACGATCCGTTCATTCAGGTCATGAACATCTTTGCAGACCAGCAATCTGCGCAGTGGGATCTTCTTGCTCAGGTCTTTGCTCAATTCCAACCCAATGTGGCATCTGGCGCAGTTCTTTCATCGCTTGTCCAATTAAACGGACTGACCCGTCAAATAGGAACCCCATCTACTGTTACGTTGACCTTAACGGGATCAGCAGGGATTCTTGTTCCCGCCGGATCTCAAGTTTCGGATTCTGCCCAAGACGTCACGTGGGTGATTCCAAACAACACGACTTTGGACGTAAACACCGGAGTCGCGACAGTCACTGCGGAGTCTCAACTCAATGGAGTTTTTACTGCTCCCATCAGCACACTGACGCAAATTTTGACGCCTATTGCGGGCTGGAATGCGGTAGTCAATACAACTGCAGCGTTGCCAGGGACTGCGGATGAAAGCGATTCATCTCTTAGGATTCGCAGAGATGCTTCTACATCAGAACCCGCACAAAGCATTCCAGAGGCCATTCAGGCTGCGATTGCGAACCTGACCGGAGTCACCTATTGCAGGCTCTATCAAAACAACACAATGGCCACAGATGGAAGAAGCATTCCAGCTAAATCTTTGGCGATGGTCGTTGTGGGGGGTTCCGACGAAAAAGTAGCTTCCGAAATATTCAAACGTATGCCTGTCGCATGCGGGACATACGGTTCGACTTCGATAAGCTATACAGACAGCTTGCAACAAACAACCGTCGTATCTTTTAGCCGTCCTGCCGACGTTCCGGTTTATTTGAAGATCAGTATCTCCTCTATTGACCCATCTACGTTTTCCGGAACTGTCGATCCTGCGCAAATTGCGGCCAACATAGTGGCCTTTGCGGCTGGCGGCATGGCTGCGCTCGGAGTCCCGGCCACGGAGGGCTTTGACGACTATGGCTTCCCTCCCGGAATAAACGTAGTCGCATCCCGCCTCTATTCTCCGATCAACATCGTTCCGGGATTGAAGATCAATTCCGTGACGATGTCGCTGGATGGGATAACCTATGCGGCGACTGACATTGCCATATTGTGGAATCAGATCGCCCAGTTCACCATTTCGAACATAGAAGTCACAATCGTATGATTTCCCAGGATGCAAACATAGGGAACCTTCTTAACGCAGGATTCAATTTTGATCCGGCTACAGGGCGCATCATAGCGATTAAAGTCATAGATACGGAAACCGCGTCGATCCAACATCAAATTTCTTTCAACTATGATGGCGGTTTGGAAATAGACACCGTAATGACGGACATTGACTCATCGAATATTGGCTTAACCCTGAAAAGCTCATCCTTCATCCTCGACTCGTTTTCCGGAAGAGTCAAAGCCCTTAAGATATCCGATACCCTGACGGCATCCCAAGAGTTCATCCTTGAATTTGATGCAGTCGGAGCCTTTAATGTCTATCTTGACGATGGAACGGTTTTTTCAACCACGATATTGACTGCCGCATTGATCAAAAAGGCTTTCAATTTTGATTATTTGACCGAGCGAGTCGTCAATATAAGAACACTCGATTTTTTCGCCGGATATAACAAATATTTGATTTCCATTCTGGCAGACGGAAGTTTCAGCACTCCGCAGGCCCAGGACTACTCGTCGGGTTCGTCCAGTATATTCGGATCGAATTCTCTCGTCGTCAATTTTGACAGACTGAATCAGGATCTTCTTGCTCGTGGAAGAAGCCGTCTTCTTTACCAGTTCAAAAACGCCAAAATTCTAGATCAACTGATTCAGACGGTATCCGATGTAAATCAGGCGATGTATGACTCTGCATGGGAATGTCTTGCTTCCCGGACAGTTGCAGAAGCCACTGGTTTTCAGCTCGACATATTGGGTCAAATAGTCGGACAGAGCCGGACAATGCAAAATGCCTCTCTCCGTAGTTGGTTCACCCCTGATTTGCAGCTCAATGCGTTTGACTTAGCCCCCGTCTGGTGTTTGAATGGCCCTTTGGCAGGAGACGTTCTTCTCGATGATGGTCAATACCGGATGGCTATTTTAGCCAAGATTTTCAGAAACCATGTTCAGGGTGGATCGGTTCCAGAGCTTCGTCGCTTTGTGTTCCTGATGAGCGGGATAAAAGTTTCATTTGTAGTGACCGGAATCCTAGAAGTCTCTTTAGCTGTTCCAATAGGAACCCCGTTGAACAAAATAACGGCGTTGATGACCGTCTATAACAATAGCCGGGTTGAAGAATCCTATTTGATCCCATTTGGAACCTGCACTATTTTTGACACAACTGTGTATTATATTGTCGTCACTGACCCTGCAGGAAACGGGATCAGCTTCATGCCGGATAAAGCAACTGGAGAGCCTGACGTCGGGCTTTTTTCCATAAAAGTCAATCTCTAAAGGAGCAGAAAATGGGAAGCAATAGAACTATATCCTTGAATGGAGTCCAGTTCGCAAGCAACGGAATAACAGTCATCCCTCCGTCCCCGGCAGCGGGGTCTACCTATCGCAACACAGCGATCGTAGCAAACGACATCGAAGATGGTTGGCCTTATGCCACTATATGCGATTCATCTACGTTCAACCAGATCATGTA